GTTTACACTGAGAAACGCACAGGATCTGGTTATAAAAGCTGACGGAACATCTATCATTTTAGAGGAGACGCTCAAACTAAAAAATTTTCAATTGTGTGCGGAAGTGGTATTTTTAGATCCGGTGGAGCGCATCAAGGTGATGAACACACCGATGGATTTCCTCGTGACTCAAATACAACAGAATACATTCGAAGTGGCTGCGAATGTGGATGAGTCTACACTCAGATTACGATTCGTACACCCGGTGAAGGAGTTATACTTCGTCATTCAGAGAGAGGGGGCGACCATATTCGACTATGATAATCCAGATGATTATTTGGGACAGAGTTTTTCTCTGTACGAAAATTTAAAGCAACTCACGTTGACTTTAGACGGTGAAAAAATCATAAACGGGGACGTGGGGACGGTACCGTTTCTCAAAGCGGTCCAGGGGGCCATTCATCACTCGAAGACACAATTAATCAGGCGATTTTATTCGTACAGTTTTGCCCTTCAACCAGAAGAATGGTATCCCACTGGACAGGTTAATTTTAGTTTTATAAAAGATCAGATTTTACACCTAAGTCTCACAACATGTCCAGATACAGCACGAGAAGTTCGTGTGTACGCACTAAACTATAATATTCTACGACTACGAGAAGGAACTGTCGAACTCCTTTTTTAAAATGGATATGCAAACTGGAATTGGTATGGATGACCATGGTATGGTCGATCGTTACATCACGAGTATGGTTGATCTCATCAAACCCGTGATGGAGCGGGGTGTCATCTTAGCTGGTGAATATGCCGGTGCGTGTGGAAGGGATGTGATTCTTCCAGAAGATATGGAGTATGCCATGAGGTATTGTGCCATGTATACAGTGGGTCAGTCATCGGTTGTTGAGGACTCAGACTCGGATTCAGACTCTGTAGATTTGGATGTATTGGAACCAGAGGAATGCCCGACTTTTGTGAGGTACAATGGTGACGATGAAAAATTTCTACTCGTGAATGAGGCATACGATCGTTGGGACGATTGGGAACCCCAAAGTCCGATAGAACACATGTTAAAAAATGCTATTAATAGTAATGAACATCTCTGAGCCAGATGGGTGGGCGTTTTCCAATACAAGTTTTAAGGTATTTGACTCTGGATCCAGTTCAAGTGATGATTCATCGGATGATGAACAATTGTTTTCCAAATCAAAACAAATAAATAAAAAAAAATTTAAAAAAATTGTAAATAAAGAGGCTTTGATACCCGAATAATTTTCTTGAGATATAATAAATGTCATCCGTTGATAAGGCTCTCAAAACCGTTGATATCGTCACTCAGGAACTTCAGACCCAGACCCTCAACTCGATCGTCGGTGGGTTTTCTTTCGCCGCCGCCATGTCCTGGATGGATTTTATCCGTTGGTTGATTACCCAGGTCGTGAAGGTTCCCAAGAATGGTGGCACCCACTACGCCCTCGTCGCCATTCTTACTACTCTTCTTTCCGTGATTGTCTTCATGGCAATCTCTCAGATTAACGGACGGGTCAAGAAGCCCGCCCAACCCGTGTACGCCATCACTCGCTAATTTGTCTTGGATATTTAGGTTTACCCTTCATGAGAAACATGAGAAGTACACCAATCGCAATGACACCAACGATGTACATATTCCATCTATATACATTCTTACTCACCACGGGTTCAGGAATGTCTATGGATTCGACCATTCTTTCCATATTTTCCAATTTATCAGTAGAACATACGAGTTCAAATTTAAGTACGTGCTCTTGATTTCTGAAATCGTATGGAATGAGGCGCCCGTGACTCATGTAAAAAAATTGTACCCTCATGTACCGAATGTACTTGATGGATCCAGTGTGAAAGTGGTGGTGAATCGGATCATCGGCACCGTTAACATTTACACAATCTGAACCATCGAGAAGTATATGACCGGTATAGAAGGGGGTACCAGAGTATACACTCTGATTACATTCGTCGCTACCAACTGTGAGTCTGAGTATCAGGGAATTTGGACCCTTGAGATTGATGGCACCGGTCTCTAATTGATTATTCACATTGGACGTGTAATCTTTTGATCCAAAACCCAACACCTGATGGGGTGTGGTATTGGATGAGTCTATACTGTCACGACCATTCGTTCCCGAAAAAAATTCAAATGTAAAACCACCAGAGGTACCAGAAAACTTGAGTGCATCGGTATCAGGGTCGTACACAACACTGGTTACATTTGATGTGGGTGTCAATAGGGTACCCAAATCTTGTGCTAAATCTCCACCGTTTGTATAATTGGTCTCTTGGAGTGTAAAATCTTGTCCATCGACACTGAATGTTTTATTCGTTTCACAAATTGTCAACTGTGGTGTGGGAATACGAGCAGATACGAGTTTTATACTCGAACAGTCGTAAATTGGATTTTCTAATTCAACCACATAATCCATCGCCAAAGTTTCCAGGGTGTGTTGGCTACTATCTATTGTGAGGTTATGAACCTTCATTACTTTATGATGATAATATTTTATCCGCTGATACTGTGCGCCAGAGGATTGTTGTAGAGTTGTCTCTTGGCGACATCGAGATTTCGGACGTGGGGATTTTCATGACCCTTGTAGCTATTAAACTGATGAAACGCCTTTTGTTTGTACTGCTGGGTCCATCCACCATTGGGGGCATTCACCCTACCATCCACTCGAGTGGTATCCGAACGAACGGACGTGAGACGACCACCTTGTTTCAGGGCACTCTCGCGTACATTCATACGACCGGCGTTACCCATACGATTTGGTTTACCACGGCGATCCTCTGGGCGGAAACCGTATTTCATGAGTTCTTCATTGTTCTTGTTAGTAATCTGTGCAGCCACACTCGTGTTGTAGGCTCCATGGAAACTATGAATACCAGGGGTTGCCTGATTATAATAGCTGTACTGGGCGTCGTTACGATCACTCTTGAATCGCGTTGGATCTTGAGATGAGGTTTGTGCGGAGATGAAGCGCTTGGCACCGTTAAAACCGAGACCATCTGCACGATGACCAGTCTCGGATCGATTCGTCGTGCGTTTCGTACGCTCGTGCTCGTTACGGGGAACGACCCCTGTCATACCCTGTGCACGTCCGGGTACGGTTGGTAGACGCGAGGGGAGATGCGCGGTTGTCTCGGGTTTATTATGTGTCAATTCACCTACAACAGCCGAACGACCACCTGTGATGTCCATGGCGGGACCAGAGCGTCCTGGAAGAGTGGTGAGTCTATATTCTCCCACATTGATGGGATTTATCCTAAACATCTGTTGATACCCACCCACCGCTGGTACATCCGCACTCACACCTAAACCTGGACCAACCAATTGCTTTTCTATGGGGGAAAGGTTATTCATTCGCCCATGATCATACATTCTGTTTCGCATGTTTAAAATTTCCTGACCACCCGAACGCTGTTGTACGGCTATATCCGCAAAACTTTCCATTTCCCTTTTATGGGGCATTTGCATCGTGGGTTCGAAATTTTTATTTTCAACTTCACGGGGAACTTTGACTACCGGTTTTTCGGGTACCACAGACGGTACGGATTTGGTACTCAAAGTTCGGCCAGCATATACTAAACCAGCCACGGCCATGATTGAAATTGGATCTGCCATTCTTATCTCTTACCGATATTTTTATTGACATATCTTTGCTGAAACAAATCATTCTGAATTTCAGCACGTGTACTCGCGGGTTCATAGCGCATGGTTTTAAGTGGAAGCTTACATTCCATATTTGTCAGTGGAAACAAATTTCTTTCGTAAGTCTGAACAATATTCTTATTAAAACGAGAGGTGGTTTGGGGTCTGAGTTGATCACTCGTGTCGATGTATTGGGCTGGAGCCCCCTTACCAGCTTTATAGGGCGCCGTACCGTACAGCATGGTGTTCGGGCGGCAACCACCACAGTTGAGATTGCTAGGTTGAGGATACACGAATACCTCATCAGTCGCTCTCACAGGGGGGATAGCACCTGAATTTTTTACAATGGAAAGACCTGGCTGGAGTTGATACGCCATTTTATTATTACATGAGAATATTATCTCCTGATGTTGCCATCGCTTCCGAGACCCGAAAATGATTCCAATTGAACACCTCTAGCGTTTGGATTACAAAATTGAGAATCACTCCTACACGTCGAACCATTTTTAGATCCATAAAGCCATTCCGCAAACGCCGTCTGATCTCCTGGAATTTTAGTCACGGGAGTGGGAACAAATTGACGATCCACCGCATTTCTCATATACTTGGGGAGAGGGGAACGAGAACGTCCGCTATCCATAGGAATGGAACCACTTGTAAATCCATTCATGAATGGATTTACGGTGGAGTAATAACACGACTCTAATCTATTCGGAGCATCGGTATAATCTGTAATGAGCACGTTACCCATGGGATTATCTCTCGTGGGCATCTGACACGACTCACCGGACTTTGTTGTACCGTACGTCTCCTCGATCATTTTTGATTTATAAAGAATGACTACGATAGCTAATACCATACCACCCAAAACAAAAATTCTGGGGTCACGGCGAATGAGATATAAAATACAACTCGCATATATGATGAAACGAGACGCCGCGTTCACACGATCTTCTGGTGTTTGATCCTTATTCGGCCAAAATTGGGAAATCTGATCAGCCCTTATGAGTTGCTTAGGATCATCGAACCAAGTTTTCATTTAGTATATATGGAGGTTTATTTTTTTGGTAGGTTACCAAGCATATTACCCATCATTTTCATGAGTGCATCCTGATTAATTTCACCATCTTCGTTCTGCATCTTATCGGCACAGTCTTTCGCGATACCTTCGATCATCTTTAGGGTATCGTCTGGAATAGATGTGATGGTGGTGCCGAGCATGTATAGCGTCTGAAGATACTGCCATGTGGCAGCCTTTGTTTTTTGACTCATACGACCCCAGTATGATGTAATGTCGAGATCTTTTAAAAATTCAATGGTACCGATATCCTCTAGGATAAACTTTTCATTTTTAGCGGAAATCTTATCTGCGAACGGGGACACACCCTTCATGAAACCATCTACAACCATGCGAGGATTGGATGTCTTGAGCAAATCAAATGATGTAATCATCTTCTTGATGCCCTTTTCCTGTGGAAAAGTCTTGTGCATCTCCATGAGAAATTGGCTCAACATATCATTAAACGCGCTGACCGAGGTCATTTTCTTATTGTACATTTTTAATCTTTAAGTTTAGAATGGTTCTTTCGATATGCTTTCCCTTTGACCAATACCGACAGATACTATAAAGAATACGAGAATAGCATTGAGAACAGCCGGCTTGGTGTATTTATTGAGTTCGAGTTTACCCTCGTTATTGAGGTGAGCCTTCAGGTGGATATATCCAGCGGTGATGGCGGCGGCTACGAGTGCGGCACTGACGGGGTCGCGTAGGTATTCGGAGAGTTCCATTTAATTATAGCCAACTTTTTTTGTGCGCTCATCCGGTGCATCTCCAAATAGCACATCATCCGATTCCTGTTCCCCAACGGGTTCCCCAACGGGTTCCCCAACGGGTTCCCCAACGGGTTCCCCCATGGGCTCTGGTTCTTCGGGCGCTTGTACACCCGGGACGGTCTTGAATTCATTCTCCAGACCAGTCGGAACCGGTTCGGATTCAGGCTCTGGCTCTGGCTCTGGCTCTGGCTCTGGCTCCATGAGTGGTTCATCGAGCACCTCTGGATCCTCGTTATCTTGTACCTCACCGTCTATGGATATATCACGGGTGTCCTGAGCCATGTATGTCTGAAGAATCTGTTGTACTGGAATGAGTTGTTTTACCGTGTTTTCTATACACATGGAAAATCGCTCGGTGAGTTTATCATCTCGGATGTATTCACTCTGTTCCTCACTAAATATATACGGGTCTTTGTACAGATCCTTGGCGATGTTATGGTAACACGTCTGAATAAACACCTCATCCGTTGGAAGTTTGAGTGAAATTTTTTTATTATCCGCCTTGAGACGGACAGCCGATAAAATCTTGGTACACGCGACAAACACGGCAGCCAATAAGTCACTAAACCATGCACACCTACAGGTGATATTATCCGTGTGCGTCTTCGCCATGGCGTTGGACCAGTTTGGAATTTCTTTGAGAAGTTTCTGGAACATGATGAGAACCTTGTTACCCTTGGATGTCTTGACGGCTTCGTTGTATATTTCCTGGAACACCTCTATCATCACGGGACACATGATACTACATAATTGTCCCATGTACTCCTTTTTCGCGTCGACTATAATGGCCAGTTGATCAGACATTTATAGTATTTATACAAATTAAACTATTAACTCTTACGCGTCCCCCTGTATTTATTAGCCATCTTTTTGAGATTCATGAGTGTCGGAAAATCAGTACTCTCCTCTTCCTCCTGAATTTTCTTCTCCTTTTTCTTATGCTTGTTAGTAATCGCCCATGAGACATATATATCGTGATCATTCAGCATACGCGCTGTGAAACCACCCAATATAAACTGTCTAGTGATGTACCTGGCTGCTGCGGTTCTATCGAACGCTGGGTATCCCAGTAAAAATGTGGGTACTGTCAAGAAAATCTGCTTGTGACCAAATTCAACCGACTGTTTAATTTTAGCCGTAAACTGTTCGTATATCTTCGTATACATTTCCTTTCGAATCTGTCTTCGCTTGTCATCAATCTTGGTGACATCATCTATACTAAGCATTACAATTAACTCAATTTATTTTTTATCGAATCAAACTCACTTTTCATCGGCACAGACTTATCTTTTACGAGTGTGTATTCAACGAATGTTTTACCCATGGAATCATCCAATGTGTCGAGAGCACCAGAGGTTATGGGTTGGGAACGAAGTGAGATGAGCCTGGGAGCCCCATTTTCCATCTCAAAGAATGCGAGAATCGAAAATCCATGTGAAAAACCACCTTTCTTGACGACCATGAACATGCATTCGTATAAATCTTTATCTTTTCCCCTGTATTTATGGATGTACGAGGTCTCTATTATATAAGTGAGTACACCCGTGCGCTTGGTGATTTCTTTATTCGCAATCATGACGAACGACTCCACCATATCATTATCCACACTCGCTTCAACCTTCGCGTATCCAGAGAGATCCACACCAGGATCAGTGAATTTCATGGGGGTGGTAGGTTTTGTGTACCCTGACAATCCAAAAGCTTCTGTGAATCCTTCACGGGTTGTAGTCAGGAAAAGTATCAACAGTAAGAGTGCTATCACGATCAAGTAATTCATATTTAATATAATGCGTTAATTTTTTTTTACAAAATAAATTGTAGATAATAGATGTCGCTCCTGATCTACAGTCCACGATGTAAACATTCGATGGATATTATCGAGTATATAAATTCTGTACCCCAGTTGAAACAATTGGTGTACTATCACAACATAAACACACAAGGTGTACCTCCAAACTACCGTAATAAAATCACACGGGTACCCACCATGCTCACGAAGAATGGTAAAATTTTAGTTGGTAACGAGATAAGAAATTGGCTCGAATCCCTCTTACCCAAAAAGGACGTTGAACACAGCGGATTTGGATCTATGTTGAGTTCCATGACTACCCTAGAGGGTGGAGACACGTGTGGAAATATGTTTAGTCTCGATGAGTATGGAAAATCACTTCAACCGGCCATGACGAAAGAGTTGGAGGATAAGATAAATAAAGATGTCTCTAAGGGTATGGCGTATACCGATTTAAAGATGTAATGTGATTTTAGAAATAATGAAACTTGTCACCATACAGGCGTCAGCTTTCAAATCTACATTCGAAGTTCTTAAGGATATATTAAACGATGTTAATGTGTACTTTCGACCAGATGGTATGTATATCGTTACACTCGACACTGCTAGGACATCCTTAGTGGATATGTACCTGTCCGCTGATAATTTCGAAGAGTATCATTGTAATCAAGATGAAATCATAGCTGGTATAAATATTTCAAATACATTCAAACTTTTAAAGACCATCACGAGTAATGATGTACTTAAAATTGAAATCATATCGAAAGAATTCATGGATATAGAAATTA